CGGGCTGCCATGCATGAAGTTCGGACCTTGCGCAGTGAGCGGGCTGAGCCTGAAAAGGAGACCAGACCGCGCCGCCGCGCTTTGATGGAGGATGGACCATGACAGTGGTTGAGTACATCGGGGCCACCTTTGGCCTCGTGCTAGCAGCTTACGCGGTGATCCGGGTTGCGACCGCCGCGTATTACCAGTCCAAGAAGGACTACGAAAGGAGCAAGAGCAATGGACCGAAATGATCGACGCGGCCGGGGCCGTGATGAGGATGATGACGACCGCGGCAGTCGCGGTGGTCGTGGCCGTGATCGGGATGATGATCGTGGTGGTCGTGGCCGCGGTGGCTCGCGCTTCGAATACCGGCAGCGTGACGCGTCATCTGCCCGCAAGCGTGCGGAGTCGTCTGGCAAGGATTACGACCGCTACCTCGAAGATGTGGTGGACGGCTTCCAGGTCAGCGACGGCGACAACGTGGTGCGCATCTTGCCGCCCACCTGGAATGACGCCGACCACTACGGGCATGACATCTACGTGCACTACGAGATCGGCCCGGACAAGGGTACGTACCTCTGCCTCCAGAAGATGAAGGGCGAGCCCTGCCCCATCTGCGAAGAGCGCAAGCGCGCTGCCGCTGAGGGCGATGAAGACTACGCGAAGAAGCTGGAGCCTAAGAAGCGCGTCCTGGTCTACGTGATTGACCGCAACAAGGAGAAGGAGGGCCTGAAGGTTTGGGCCATGCCTTGGACTCTGGACCGGGACATCGTCAAGGTCTCGGTGGACAAGCGCTCTGGCGAGGTCATGAGCATTGACCACCCGGACGATGGCTACGACGTGATGTTCGAGCGTCAGGGCAAAGGCCCGCGCACCGAATACGTGGGCGTGAGCATTGACCGGCGCAGCAGCCCCCTGGACAACGACAAAGCCCTGGACATTGCCCAGGACAAACCCCTGCCCTCCCTGCTCAAGTTCTACCCGTATGAGCATATCGCTTCTGTGTTTGGTGGTGGCTCCGGTGGTGGCTCTGATAGCGGTGGCCGGGGCCGGGGTCGTGATGACGACGATGATGATCGGGGCAGCTCTCGTGGCCGTGGCCGTGATGACGGCCGCAGCTCTCGTGGCCGTGATGATGATCGTGGTTCTCGTGGTGGCCGTGGCTCGAAGGATGAGGACGAGTTCACCTGGGATTCGATCCACGCCATGAACTACGAGGAGCTGTGTGATCTGGTCGACAGCCAGATGCTCGACATCGATCCCGACAAGTCGAAGAGCGACGAGGATCTTGCTGATTGGATCTGCGAAGAGATGAAGATCAAGCAAGAAGAGCAGCCTCGTCGTGGGCGTGATCGTGACGACGATGACGACAAAGACGACGACCGGGGCGATGCTCGCCGTCGCCTCGAATCGATGCGTCGTCGGGGTTGATCATGGCAGAGCGCAGAAGACTCCCTCCGGCTGAGGATAAGCCGGAACCTTCGCGCTCTGTATCTCGGCGCGTCAGTAAAGCGGTGGCTGCTGCGGAGACCCCCATCTCCAAAGCGGCCAGCGAATACTTCGCGTCGGGAGCAGAGAAGGACCTGGACTTCATCAGCAGTGGGTGCGTCCTCCTGGACGAGGCGCTTGGCGGCGGATGGGCAGAAGGTCGCATCGTCAATCTGGTGGGCGACCGCAGCAGTGGTAAGACCCTGCTCGCCATCGAAGCCTGTGCCAACTTCAACCGCAAGCACCCCGAAGACAAGATCCGGTACGGAGAGGCTGAGGCCGCCTTCGATAAGAGCTACGCCGGCGCCCTGGGCATGCCACTGCACGTGGTCGAGTTTACCGAGGGGCAGGCCGAGCTGAACACGGTCGAGGATTTCTACAACGACATCGTGAAGTTCATCGACTCCCGCAAGGGGCGTCCCGGCCTCTACGTGCTTGACTCTCTTGATGCTCTATCGGATGAGGCGGAGCAAGGCCGCGAACTCAACGAGGGTACCTACGGGGCCAACAAAGCAAAGATGATGGGCCAGATTTTCCGGCGCATCGTCCGTAAGCTGGAGAAGTCCCGGGTTACCCTGTTCGTGATCTCCCAGTTGCGCGACAAGATCAACGTCACCTTCGGTGAGACCAAGACCCGTAGCGGTGGCCGTGCCCTTGATTTCTACGCGACGCACATCGTATGGCTCGCGCAGATTGGCCAGCTGAAGAAGACCAGTGGTGGCGTTGAGCGTCCCTACGGGGTCAACGTCCGGGCCAACATCAAGAAGAACAAGGTCGGCATGCCATACCGGCAAGTTGACTTCCCCGTTCTCTTCGGCTACGGCGTAGACGATCTTACCGCTGGCGTGGAGTGGCTCCTCGAAGTCAAGGCTGAGCAGGCTCTTGAAGAGCTGGGCGTTACCAAGGCCGGCTACAAGGTCCGCATCACCTCTCTGCGTGATAAGGGCGGGGAGCCGGTCAGAGAGTTCCGCGAGAAGCTCAACAAGCTAGTGCGCAGTGAGTGGAAGGCCGTAGAGATGCGGTTCCTGCCAAAGAGCACCAAGTACTAAGGAGCCGGGATGACAAGAGAGCAACAAGACGCTCTCGTCCTGGAAAACAAGGCGCTATGGAAGTTGGTCGAGACCCTGGTCCGGGTCTTGACCCTTCGCGCCCCGGACGAGGTGAAGAACTTCCTCACTGAGTTGGAGAATATGCGATGAGAGCACTGGTCATCTACCACGCCAACTGCACCGATGGCTTTACGGCGGCCTGGGTGTTCCACCACTTCCAGGCGACCTACCCGGAAGCGGGCATGTTTGACTTCCACGCGGCCGCCTACGGGAGTGCGCCTCCCAGCACAGACGGGTACCAGCGCGTGTTCCTGGTTGACTTCTCGTACCCTCGTGAGGTGATCGAGAAGATGCTGGAGTCTGGGGTCTACGTGCACATCCTCGATCACCACGCGAGTGCCATCGCTGATCTGGAGGGGCTGACGTACCCTCTGTACTACCCGGTCTTTGACCTCGATCGAAGTGGTGCCCGCATTGCCTGGGATTGGCTGTTCCCCGGCAAAGAGGCTCCCCGGATGCTTGATTACGTGCAGGATCGCGATCTCTGGCACTTCAAGCTGCCCATGTCGAAGGAGACCAGCTCGTACATGTCATCGCTCAGCAAGCGCTTTGATGTGTGGGACGAGCTGATGGCGGGTGGCGACAACATCATCAAGCATGCCAAGTGGGCATCCCAGGGTGAGGCCATCCTCCGCACCGCTCAGCGCCACTGCGAAGAGATCGCCCGTGGTGCCGTCATCCTCGAAGGCTTCCTTGGCAAGTACGACGTCCCGGTCTGCAACTGCCCAGGGGTCTACGCCTCTGATGTGGGTAACCTGCTCAGCAAGGGGCGCCCGTTCTCTATCACCTACCACATGTTTGGTGGGAGGATGCAGGTGAGCCTGCGAAGCCAGAAAGAGGGGGGCGAGGATGTCTCGAAGATCGCGGCCATGTTTGGCGGCGGTGGCCATCGTAACGCGGCTGGCTTCGTAACCGATGCGTTGTCGTCTAGTGCTGTGTTCTGTGCCGGCCTTACTGCGGCCTGGAACAAGATGCCGGGGAGTAACCAAGGATGACCCGGCTCGTGCTCACCAAGCGTCAGCTGCAGATGCTACAGCTGATGGCGAACGGAATGGTGGCCAAGGTAATCGCCCACGACCTCGGTCTGCATCCGGATACCGTGATGGCGCACTATGCCTTGGCTCGCAAGAACAACAAGATGCGAACCAACATCGATCTGCTGCTCTGCGCAATCGCGCAGGGGCTCGTAACCAACCCACATGCGGAGAAAGCAAGTGACTCAGATACGCAAGCTAGTGCGGGGTGAGGTGGTGGTGGTCGGCATCGACGCCGCCCTTGCTAACATGGGCATGGTGATGGCCATCGTCAATGCCAAAGAGCAGCGCGTGGTAGAGATCCTGAAGATGGAACTCGTCAAGACCCAGGCCGAGGATAAGAAGACGGTACGACGCGCCAGTGATCGCCTGCGCAGGGGCCGTGAGCTGCTCTGCTATATGCGGCAGTTTTGCTACGGTGGCACCATCGCGTGCGCAGAGATACCGGAGGGCTCCCAGGATGCCAGCGCTGCATGGGCACTAGGCGTGGCCACCGGCGTGCTGTGCGCTTGCCCCTTGCCCATCGTCGAGGTCAGCCCGCGAGAAGTCAAGATGGCCTCAGTTCGCAAGAACACAGCCAGCAAGGAGGAAATGCGGCAGTGGGCATACGACAAGTTCCCGTCAGCCCCATGGAAGACGCACGGCGGCAAGAAGACCCTGGACAACGAGCATCTAGCAGACGCCCTTGCTGCTATTGAGGCCGCCATGCACACCCAGCAGTTCCGGGGCTACGCAGGTATCTGGACTACCCAGGAGATCCTGTCG